GGAGGATTCATAACTCTTGTTGTTGATCGCAAAACAAATACATTTCATCCAGAATTAGTGATCTTTAATGAAGACACGATCACTTGGCGAGGATTCTTCTGGAAATACACTTCTAAAGGAGTCAAAACAAATTATGAAAGCAACAGTTAATCTAAATCAGATCCTACAAGGTGGACTTGCTGGTTTAGTCGCTTGGTTATTTAAAACAGTTAACGATCTTCAGCAAGAAGTTGCTGTCTTGATCGTGCAGATACAAAGTGCAAAAGAAGATCTTATGACTTTAGCTATGAGAGAACAAGAACTCAATTCAGCGATCACAGAGATCCTCATTAAATTAGGTGGCTAATGTTTATCAAGATAAAAGAGAACTTAGCGATCATAGTGACCTCATTCACGCTTTTAGGATCGATCGGTGCTGGATTAAGCACTGCTGGAGAGATAGTTAATAAACTTCAAGGCATTGATGATCGAATGAACTTTGTTGAACAAGAGTTCGGCAGATTAAAAGAAGAGACAATGGTCTCCTCAGACATATCAGTTTTATATGAGAAAGTCACACAATTAGAACAAATTAGCAATCAAGCTGATCAGTTTCGTGAGCAGGTTGCTTTTATGCAATCTCAATTGATGACTTTAGAGCAAACCATCAGAGATGAGGGGTTTGACACACAGAACAAATATATTCCAGAGAAATGGGAATGGCAGGATCTAAATGATTCAATCATTCGTATTGAGACATTAAATCAAACCATTCAAAACAAACAATGGGAAATTGATGATCTTAAAAACCGACTGGCATATTTGGAAGCAAACAATCACAACCATTAGGAGAGAAAATGTTTAAAGACTTAGATTTCAAAGATCTCGGAGAGCGTTGCATTGCAACCTTTGTCGAGACATTCATAGCAATGATCACTGCTGAAGCGTTAACTGGTAGCGATGGCGATCTACTTAGATCAGCTTTCGTTGGTGGACTCGCTTCTGTTTTAGCACTGCTAAAGACAGTGATGAAAAACTACAATGCCAAAAAATAGCGAACCTAACTTCACGCAGAAAGAGATGCTTATTATGATCCTTGATCGTTTAGATGATATGGATGAAAAGATCTCATCACTGTTAGAAGATAAAGTGAGCAGAAAAGAGTTCTATTCTGTTCTAGGTGTCTTGATGACTTTTGGTTTGATATTGGTGGCGTTGGTCTAATCAATCAAAGGAGATCTGATGTTTAAATGTCCGATTTGTCTTCACGCTTCTTGTTCACTTAGGTGGAACAGACTTATCAATGCACTAGAGTTGCATTGTCATAGGTGTGGTCGTGGAACAAAAGTTCTTTCAGATGATGCTAGAGAAATACATTAAAATTTATTAAAAGGGTGGAGGTTTCTGCCCTTTTTTTGTTTTTGTAGAGGTTTTCTTAGTCTTAGGTTTATATAGCTCATTAGCTTTGTGCCAGAGATAATAAACTTCCTTTTTAGTTGATTCATCATCATATTGATCATCGAGATCATCAACGATCTCTGACCCATCCTTGTCTAAAAGAAGATTGATCCACTGGAAAATTAAGTATGGTTTTTTGATAACATCTTGCTCTGAATAGGGATCGCCTTTTGCTCGTGAACTAACTTTCTTTATTTTTGCACTCTCCCACAGCAAATCTTTTTCATCTTTTAATTTAAGCTCAGTAGTCTGTTGAATAATCTCTGGAAACTGAATATTTGTGGCATCTTGTGTTCCATAAAGAATAAAATCACTTAAGAATCTCTCAATATATTTAATCCCAACAGGTTTCCAATCAAAATCTATATTTTTTCTGTGGAGATCGTTTGTCATATCTAACTGCAAAAGATAGAAAGCGTGTTCGCTAAAAACCTTAATAACATCTTTGAAATGATTCTTCACAAAAGATGGTTCATCTGTTTGCTTCTCCTCCCAATACTTAACTCCCTTATTGTCAATATTGATCCCCTCCCACGCTAAATGATGAGCAAGTCTATTTTGTGACAAACCACAAAGGAATTGCCGAACATAAGCAAACCTCTCTTGAATGGTATTGATAGGAATTTTTTTCTTTAACGACCATTCTGGTGTTCCAAACTCTGGATCATTTAAATACTTTGCCATCCCTTGCATTTGATAAAAAGGCATCATCACAACTTTTTGGGTATTGGACAAACCGAGTTCTTTTTTATCAAAAACATTTTGCATTAATTCTCTTTTCTCTTTGTAGAATTTAGCTGGTTTTTTAGATTTATAAATAACAGATCGAGGTTCAGTGTCATTATTAGGAAAGACAACAGCTGAGATATATATCCCCTCAACTTTAGTATTTGAATGAACTTCATCAAGTTCTGCAATCATCTCTTCATCATCTATAATCTCCCACGCGACCAAAGTATGCCAGTTCTTAGTTAAAGAGAAAGCTCCGAGAAATTTGACTTCAGATAAGACATTTTGTTGCAGTTCCCAAGTATCTCTACTGATTGCTTTATTTAAGTATTTTGCAAATCTTTTAATTGCTGGAGTTGATAGATCAACCTTTGTTTCATAAAGATCTTTCTCAGTGACAGGTTTTGCCATTTTTCTAAGCTTTGTCAAAGTAGGATATTCTGAATAAGTATTAAGCATTAAACTAATGAGTCTTTTATCTGTTAAGGAGGCATACATATTATTGTTTGCATCTTGATAAACATTATCTTTGCCCCATATAGCTTCTAAATCAAGAGACTTAGTTGAGATGAGCTTAGCTGAATCTTTAGAAAGAATATTCCATTGATTGGTGAGGTCGTTGCCGATATGAAGTGCAAGATCTTCAACATCAACTTTTCCGAAATTGCAATATGGACAACCTTTATCTGCAACATCTCTGAAAGTTGTTTTAAAGTTATGATGATTCTCACATAACCAGCTCACAGGTCGATTGTGATCGACTATATCGACACGATTCTTCCTACTATCAACTCTATAAATTCGACTGTCTCTATCTTCCATATTGTTAATTATTGCTGATTTCAAAACTTTGTCAAGAGTATGGTGGGCATAGAAAAAAATTTCTACCTATAAATGACTCAATATTCTCGCGATGCGTATATAATACTTTTTAGTTTAGGTAGAAAAAAGAGAATCTACCTAGCTAAGAAGACAAAGGGGCAAGATGTGGAATCACACTTTGCCTTTTTTTATTTAGGAGACAGAAATGCAAGTAAGCAAAAAACTTCTCTCGGTTAGAGAGATTATAGAGATCACTGGGTGGTCAAAAGCTTTCGCATATAAATTAATCGATTCAAACAAACTCCGAGCTATCCCAACAAATTCAGATGAGAAACTCCTCCCTATTCGTGTAGAGATTTCAGAGTTAGAAAAGTTGATCAAAGGTGGTGTTGATGTCTAGTAAGGCGAAGCGTGATATCTGGTTTCAACTTGATTCCAGACTGTTTGAAAAGTTTGAAGTATTGCGAATAGCACAGGCGTTAAACATATCAATAAATGAAACAATGGGAGCATTGGTCAGACTTTGGTCAATGTCGATAACACAGTTTCCAGAGGGCAAGGGTGAACTTGTCGCTGGTGAATTAAAAGTGACTGTCCAAGATCTTCCAGTGATTATGTCATTAGAAAATGATGGACAAGCAATATTTGATGCCCTTAAAGAGTGTCAATGGATCGATGAGCGTGATGGAATTATTGTCATTCCAAAATGGGATATGAAAATTGGTCAGACCATTATCAAGCTCGAAAAAGATCTTGAACGAAAGAAAGCTGGAGGATTATAAATGAAAGAGTTATCAAACAACTCCAGCTTTTCTTGGAAAGAGACTGTCTATCCAAAGATTAAAGATGCGATATTTGAAAAATATGTGGATCTAACTCAAACAGATCTACGAATGAGTGACTCTCAGAAAAAAGGATTCTTTAGGGCTTATCACGATTTGATTGCACAAGAACCAACTCTTGAGGAGATGGATGTTGCATTCACTTCATACATTGCACACTTTGATCATATACCAAGTCCTTTTGCGTTCTCTAAGCACTTCAACAGATTTCGATCTGGAATTATGCCGAACAAAAAGGGATCAACACAAAAGTTAATTGAAAAGCAGAATGCTGATCTCAAATTAAATCAGTGGGTTAAAGAGATGGAGTCAAAAGATGAGGGTTAGTCTTCAACAAGCTATTGAATGGCTTAAGCAAATAGATATCTGGCACGAGTTTAAATTTAGTGATGATCAGCTGATGCGTGTTGCTCCAGAACTTCAAGATTTTGGTCGTGAAGTTTTATTAAGAGCAATGGAATTAATTAAGGTGATGCCTACTAAACCAAGTCCAGCAAAAATTATGCAGATATGTCGTGATCAACAGGTCATTATTAAAAGTGAAAGAGCATTGGAAACAAGTCCAGATGAAGATCCCTCAACTTGGATGACTTCAACTGAATATGCTAATTCACAAGGTTTCCCAACATTGTCTGCACTTATAAAGCACAAGATAGAGGAGCAACAAGCTTCCGAGGTCGAGCAGTCTAACACTGCCCCACAGTCATCACTGCTCGATCCCTCTATCGAAAAAATAATTGATGATCTGGAGAATTCTGCGTGAAAAAATCTAAAACTTTAGAAAATACTAAAAAAGCTGGTTTTGTGAAATGCGGTGTTTCACAAGGTCTACCTGGTTTCTCAAATGCTGATGCATCTGGAAACTGGTCTGGTATTGACGTAGATGTATGTAGAGCTGTTGCTGCAGCC